TACACCCATATCAGCAGCGCCCATAGGGTCAGCAGGCGCAGATGACGGCTTTACAAACGGTGCTGCAACCATTGCTTGCGCTGCATCTGTAAGCGCTGCAAGTGAGCGTATCCAAAACGGCACGGCAACTATATCTTGCGCTTCAAGCACTTCTAGCGCAGCTGAAATTGTAAGAATTTATGAGGACGGCGAGTCTAGCACTTTAGTAACGTCTAGCGCCTCTGCAAGCGCTATTAAGTACAGCATTTACACTGGAACGCGCTCTGGATACGGCGTCGGCACTTATGGAACGTTTAGCTATGGCATAAATGAAAAAACCGAAAACGGCGCAAGCGTTGTTGCTGGCACATCGTCTGCCACAGCAGCAGGCCAGCGCGTTCCAGAGCTAACCCTGACAATTGCCTGCGCGTCTAGCGCAACCGCAAGCGCAGTGTTTGACGTGGTTTCTGGAGCAACGATTGCCTGTGTATCAAGTACGTCAATCGTCGGCAGTGGTGTTTTTGCTGCTGTATTAAGCGATGTGGCGGCTGTTAGCACTGCAACTGCAATATGCGAAATAAAGTGGACTGAAGCCGCCGCCGCTAACACAAATTGGACTGAAGCAGATTTGCTAGAAAGGGCTGCATAATGGCAACTCAAACAACTTATTACTCTTGGAACAAGCCTGCCGTTGGTGGAGATGAAGATGCTTGGGGTGCTTTTTTGAATGGCAACTGGGACTCGCTAAGTACGCTATTAGGCGGCGTAGACAATACTGAGTTTCAAATCCTAAACGGCGCAACCGTCACGACAGCCGAGCTAAATTACGTTTCGGGCGTTACGTCGGCAGTTCAAACGCAGCTAAACGCCAAGCAAGCGGTAGTTGCAAACGTTTCTGACGCCGAAATCGGGCATTTGAACGGCGTCACGTCAGCAATTCAGACGCAGCTAAACGCCAAGCTTGGGCCAGATACTAACGATGTTGTAACTTTCACAGGCGGTATCGTTGAGGACAGCGTGACGATTACGTCATCCAGCAATGCAGCAACTTTAAACATGCGCGACGGTACTAACTTTGTGCATGACCTAACCGAAAACGTAACATATACGTTTACCAATCCAGCAAGCGCAGGCAACGTATCAGCATTTACGCTGAAGGTAATCCAAGGCTCAACAGCGCGCACAATCACTTGGCCTAGCGTCAAATGGGCAGGCGGCGCAGCGCCAACGCTGACAGCAACCAACGATGCAGTTGATTATTTTGTTTTTATTTATGATGGCGCAAATTGGTATGGCTTCACCGCTGGACAGGCGCTTGCATAATGAACGCTTCAACTAAAATATTGAAAGCTGCTGCTGGCGCGGCTGGCGATGCAGTAACAGTAGATCAGGTGTTTTCGACAACGCTCTACACTGGCAATGCAACTACCCGTAACATACAAAATGGCATTGACCTTACTAAGGGCGGTCTTGTTTGGACAAAAGCAAGAAGTGCCTCTGATCAGCATGTTTTGTATGACACCGAAAGAGGCACATCAGTTAGAATAAGTACAAACGATACAGACGGAAATACTACTGATACTAATGAAATTACTGCGTTTAATTCTGATGGATATACCCTAAATTCTGGGGGAGGATTCACCAACGATAGCCCTACAACATATGTCTCATATACTTTTCGCCAGGCCCCTAATTTTTTTGACATAGTTGAATTTCAGGGCGATGGAACTAGCAATCGATCAATAACCCATAATATAACAAATGCTGGACTTATTGTTGTCAAGCAGATCAACAGCGCAGGCAATTGGTTTGTGTGGCACAGGCATTTTTCCTCACTATCATCCGGGTCAGGCTATATTCAGTTTAATTCGCAGTATCAGGCAATAGACACGACAGGGGTAATTGACAATATTACATCCACTTCATTCGACGTTCACGCAGGTGCGACAAACGGAAGTGGCCAAAGTTTTGTCGCATACATTTTCGCTGACAACTCTTCCGACAGCTCCATTGACGCAGCCGATAGGATGATTGCGTGCGGAAGCTATAGTAGTGGTGCCTCTGGGACTGAGACACCCCCAGAAGTTTCGATTGGCTTTGAACCACAGTGGCTGCTCGTCAAAAACATTACAACAGGGGGCAGCGGTAACCCTTGGATTTTAGTCGATACAATGCGAGGCTGGACGATACCGTCTACGACTATGACGCAGCCGAGGGCTTTAGACACAAGCCTATCAAATGCAGAAGGCACTACTAGAAGGTTTGGGCCGACTGCCACAGGATTTCTTGTCAGGGATTATCATAGTTCTATTAACTATGCCAACCAAACCTACATCTTCATGGCCATACGCCGCGATAACCAAGCGGAAATTACGGATGCGACTGATCTTTTTGCTGTTAGCCAGCAAATTTCAAACGGCACTGGCCCATCCTACGTCAGTAATTTTCCAGTCGATATGGCAATCAACAGATTTACGAGTGGGACTGACGCAGGCTTATCCGACAGGCTGCGAGGTGCTAAAGATTTACTGACTACTCACACACTAGCAGAATATTCAAATAGCGTTAAACAATTTGATTTTTCAGATGGTTACTATGCGGCTGGCGCTGGCGCTAACTCAAGCTACTACTCTTGGATGTGGAAAAGGGCGAAATCTTATTTTGATGTAGTTGCTTACACTGGCACAGGCGTCGCGGGTCGTACCGTAAGCCATTCGCTCGCCGCAATACCTGAGATGATGTGGGTGAAGAAGCGCGCTAGTCCGGGTAGTTGGGCTGTATACCACAGCGGTGCTAACGCAGAGACTAACCCAGAGAATTATCATTTCTTTTTAAACAACACTAGTGCAGAAAGCACAGACAATAACTATTACTGGTATCAAACGGCTCCTACTGCAACAGAGTTTTCACTTGGTATTAGTGCTAATGTAAATCAAAACAATGTCACCTTCATAGCCTACCTATTTGCAACCCTCGCAGGGGTATCCAAAGTTTCAAGCGTAGTCCATTCTGGAACAACCAACGTAGATGCTGGCTTCTCAAACGGATGTAGATTTCTTTTGCTCAAGCGCGCAGACGCGACAGGCGATTGGCTGACCTACGATTCAACCAGAGGAATAGTCTCCGGTAATGATCCTTATCTATTGCTGAACTCAACGGCGGCTCAAGTCACGAACACAGATTACATAGACCCATATTCGGCTGGCTTCACTCTCACAAGCTCGCTGACAGCTGGAACATATATTTACTACGCAATCGCTTAACTCAACAGCTTGAAAGGAAAATCAACTGATGGCTGAATACCGAAACAAAACAAGCGGCGAGGTTTTAACTCAAGGCCAAGTTCGTGCACTGCACCCTAACACCTCGCTACCTCGCGTTTGGACAAGCGACACTTTAGAATTTCTCAACGTCGATCCAGTGCTGGGTGGCGCACATCCTACGCCAGCGCAATACCAAAGAGTTGAGCGTCAAGGCGTGGAGCAGATTGGTGACAACTGGCATGAAAAATGGTTGGCTGTAGAAATGTTTGCCGACACAACCGCTGACGGCGTCACAACCACCAAGGCTGAACATGAAGCGACCTATCAGGCTGGACTAGATGCAGCGCTTGCCGCAACAGAACGCGCCAAACGTGACGCACTGCTTGCTGAAACTGATTACTTGGCGCTGTCTGACACAACGCTTTCAAGCGCAATGACAACTTACCGCCAACAACTCAGAGAGGTTCCGCAACAGGCAGAATTTCCGGCCACGATTTCATGGCCGACAAAGCCGTAGGATAAAGCATGCCGCTCATACCTTTAGACATACCGCTTGGCGCACATCGAAACGGCACTGACTTAATGTCAGCCAATCGTTGGCGTGATGTAAATCTTGTTCGTTGGCATGAGGGCGCGCTGCGTCCAATCGGCGGCTGGCGTCAGCGGCAAAGCGTAAATCTGTCAGGCGTTCCTCGCTCTGTCATGGCATGGGAAGATAATGACACTGACCGCTTTATTGCCGCTGGTACGCATAACAAATTGCATGTCATTAACGCAGGCGGCACGGCGTCTGACATCACGCCAAACACTTTTACGATAGGCCGCGTCAATGCAACAATTAACACCGCTTTCGGCTCTGGCGTCTACGGAAACGAAACTTACGGAACACCTCGCGCAGATGCAGAAACAATCTTGCCAGCTACAACTTGGAGTTTGGAAAATTGGGGCGAATACTTGTTAGCCATGCACAGTGACGATGGCAAACTTTACGAATGGCAGTTAAACGCTTCAACTGACGCTGCATTGCTGTCAAACGCGCCAACGAATTGTAACGCTATGATGGTGACTGAGGAGCGTTTCGTTGTATGCTTTGGCGCTGGCGGCGATCCGCGCACCGTTAAGTGGTCTGACCAAGAAAATAACAATCTGTGGACGGCGGCAGCAACTAATCAAGCTGGTGATTTGCGCATTCAAACAAACGGAATTATTCTAGCTGGCCTGCGCACTCGCGGCCAAGCGCTTATCCTTACAACGGAAGATGCGCATGCAATGACCTACCAAGGGCCACCCTTTGTGTATGGAATTGAGCGTGTAGGTACAAGTTGTGGCATGGTTGGCGCAAAGGCAGCGGCAACTGTCGATGCAGGCGTGTTTTGGATGGGTCATAGGTCTTTTCATATGTACCAAGGCGCCAACGTGCAGGCGATACCTTGTGAAGTTGGCGATTACGTTTTTTCTGACAT